GGTGGCTTACGTTGAGGATTGGGAGGACGGAACCAAGTACACTGCAATGGTGTTTGCTGGTAAAAGATCTAAGTATGACAAATACTATGGTTTCAAAACAGCAGAGAGAAGAGACGAGTATGTTAAACAATACTTTGAGGACATAGCGGCCAGCTACGAAAGCAAAAAGAAATATGCTGAAAAGAAAAAAGCCATGGCTGCTGAAAACCAAGACAAGTACGAAGTGGGAGAAATACTTTATAGCTCTTGGGGTTATGACCAAACCAACATCAACTTTTACCAAATAGTGAAGAAAACTAAAAGTATGATTACCATACAAGGAATTGGTAAAGAATACTTAGATACTAAGTATGAAAGTGAGGATTTAGTGAAGCCTGTAAAAAACGCTTTTATTGGTAAAGAAATGAGAAAGAAAGTTGGACCTTATGGGGTTTCTATTTCTTCTTTTGAAGGAGCTAGTCTTTGGGATGGAAAACCTAAATATCAAACTGCTTATGGTTGGGGAAGGTAAATGTTAGGTAATTTGGGTAACGCAAGAATATTTGTAGACATGGACGGAGTGCTCGCTGATTTTGTGAGAGGAGTAGAAGGACCTAAATTTTTAAATGGTCCCTTAGTCAGCGAGCAAACCTATGATGATAGAAAAATTGAATTAAGCAATAAAGGTCTATTCAGAGAGTTGCCAATTATGCCTGGCATGGAAAAACTAATTGCATACATTAAAAATACAGGCATACCTTGGGAGATACTAACAGCTTCTGGATCTTTAAATAGAGACGTTGTAGCTAAAGATAAAGTTTACTGGATAAAAAAATATGTAGATTCAAAAGTTATTGTGACTGCAACCATCAAAGGTGAGGATAAGGCAGCTTTTGCTAAACCAGACTATATACTTATCGACGACAGAAAATCTAATATCAGAGCTTGGGAAGAGGCAGGCGGTATAGGAATTTTATACGAAAGATATAGAGGTGTAGATGGCGCAATCAATCAACTAGATGATGTCTTTTATCAAATGGGTAAGGCTTGTTTAGTTGCACAAAGTACAGCCAAATAGTATCATCAGACTTGTAGAAATGATTGTTGCGAGCATGGTGCTCGCAATGGCTAATTTTATAGGAGGCTGATTATGACTACACATTTTAGTTCTGGCGTAACAAACGTCAGCTCAACTGGCTCNGAAAGCCTGATAAAACAACCAAGTAGGCACAAGTATCACGAATACTTCAACGACTTTGATGTTTATACAGCAGGTGATTGGACAATTACGACAACAGAAGACGGATCAGGATCCGCTGCTGAGGCACTAATCGACGGCGACGGCGGTTTATTGCAGGTAACTAATGCAGCTGGTGACAATGACCACGACTTCTTTCAGCTGAAAAAAGAAGGCTTTAAATACGAAGCAGGAAAACAAATAGCGTTTTTCTATAGGTTTAAAGCTAGTGATGCTACACAATCTGATATTGTTGCTGGGTTACAATTAACCGACACAACACCATTAGATGTTACTGACGGTATTTTCTTTTTAAAAGCAGACGGTGCTGCAACAATAGATTTTGTTGTTGAAAAAGATAGTTCGCAATCTACTTTAACTTTGCCGAACTCTTTAGCAGATGACACATTTATGACTGTAGGTTTTGTTTACAATCCTAAAGATCAGAAGTTTCATGTTTATCAAAACAATGTTCAAGCTGGTACTGTAGTAAATACTAATGCACCAGATGATGAAGAACTAAACGTAAGTTTTGGTATTCAAAATGGCGCTGCTGCTGCAAAAGTTTTAACAGTAGACTATGTACATGCTCTTAAAGAGCGTACTGCTGTTACAGAGCTTTAAGGAGTAAATTATGGCTAATGCAGTAACTTCACAAACCATCCAAGATGGTGAAAAAACTGCCATAGTTAAATTCACTAATGTGTCTGATGGCACTGGTGAGTCAGCTGTAAAGAAAGTCGATGTTTCTGCGCTAGCGAATAATAGCGCAGGACAGGCTTGCACCTCTGTTTCTGTTTCGAGAATATACTGGGCCACAGTTGGCATGAGCGTAAAACTAGATTTTGACGCAACTTCCAATGTGCTTTTAGTGCATTTACCAGCAGATAGCACGGGTGATGAGTATTACGATTTATTTACAGGAATCCCTAATAATGCAGGTAGTGGTGTTACGGGAGACATTGATTTAACTACGGTTGGACATAGTAGCGGTGACGCTTACATGATAATTTTGGTTTTAAACAAAAATTATTAATGGCAACAACCAAGAAGCGAGCAAAAGCAATTGCTCGCACTACTGGTAAAGGTGGTAATTACCGCNCTACCAAGAGTGGCGCGGGAATGACCAAAAAAGGTGTTGCTGCGTATCGTAGAAAAAACCCTGGATCTAAACTAAAAACTGCCGTTACAGGCAAAGTAAAAAAAGGTAGCAAAGCTGCTAAAAGACGTAAGTCTTATTGTGCAAGATCTTTAGGGCAATTAAAGAAAAGCTCTGCTAAAACAAGAAACAATCCTAATTCAAGAATTAGGCAAGCAAGAAGAAGATGGAAGTGTTAAATGACTAAAGCAAAAATAAAAAAAGTAATTAAAGGCTTAAAAAAAGCAAGCAAAACTCATGCAGGTCAAGCTAAAACGCTTGAAGCTATTAAATTAAAAAAGGGTGGAGCACCTAAAAATGTAACCAATCCTGGTTTGTACAGCAGAGTTAAATCTGAGGCCAAACGTAAATTTGATGTTTACCCTAGCGCTTATGCAAATGCTTGGTTAGTAAAAACATACAAAAAACGTGGTGGTGGTTATAGTGGTGCAAAAAAAGCAACAGGAGGCGAAATGAAAAGTTTAAGACCGATTCCAGCAAGCAATAAAGGCTTACCAAATTTACCGAAAAAAGTCCGTAACAAAATGGGTTACATGTCAAAAGGTGGATCTGTTATGGTGCAAGGTAGAGGTTGTGGAGCTATGATGGGCTCTAAGCGTAAAAAAACTAAAGTACCAATGTAATGAGCTTAACTAAGTGGTTTAAAGAAGATTGGGTAGATATAGGCTCACCAAAAAAAGGTGGTGGCTATAAAAAATGTGGCAGATCTAAACAAAAAGCAGACGCTAAAAGAAAATATCCAAAATGCGTGCCAGCTGCTAAAGCAGCAGGTATGTCAAAATCACAAATTAAATCAGCAGTAAGAAGAAAAAGAGCAAAACCACAAGGAGTTGGTGGGAAACCAACCAATGTTAAAACTTTTGCTGCAAATGGTGGTATGATAAGATTAAATAAATCTAATATGGGTTTATTTGGAAGGAGCTAAAAATGAAAAAATCAAAGTACAGAGCTAAAGGCGGAGCCATGAAAGGCACTAAGTACAAATCTATGGGTGGTGGCATGAAAGGTACTAAGTACATGAGTAAAGGCGGAGCCGCTTATAAAGCAGAAATGAAAGCTAATCCTAGCATGGGTAATATACCTGCATCTGTTAAACAAGCGCTAGAAGCCTCAGCAGTTGGATTTGGAGTTGGTTCAAAAAATCTGTTGCGGGCAAACAAAACAAAAAAGGTTTTTCCTTAAAGAAAAAAGAGTTTTTTATAATTTTGTTTATAAAAATGTGTAGTGGCGTATTTAATATCAAATATACCTCAGTTTAAGTGCTGGGTTAGAAAAGAGTTTACAACCAACCATCAACATGGTCATGGCGAGTATTTACATGCTTTGGCTTTTGCAGTTAATACAATTCCAGATAGATCTTTGTCCTTTCAAGTAGTTTTTACTGGTTGCGAAACTGACTTTGAAGACTATCCAGACGAAAACGTGCATGGAGGTGCTATGTGGGCACGGATGCCCATACAGGCTTTAATAGCAGATGTGCCTTTACCCGAATGGCCAAAACCAATGGAAGACCATTTAGCTCAACCTTGGGACTGTTTAAGTCATCATCATAGTGTTGTTACCTTAGATCGTGTTAGCTCTAGTCCTTGGTATTGCAAAATTGATGGCGAGTTTTACTTAGGTAAATACATGTTTACCGTTGACTATACTGAGCACTCTATAGCTGATGATCCAGCTCAACACAAACAATCACATGTGCTATACTTGACAGACGCTGGTGAATATACAGGAAATTTTGTAGCTTTACCGAACAATCGCGTTAGAGCAACAAATCCTGCCTTATGGAGAACAGGAGAAGGGCCTCCAGATTTTTCTCCTTCACAGTGGGTTCATTCAGCAGAGGCCCATGAGAGCTATACAGATCCGCTCGTTACATTTGACAATCTGTACGCCTCAGAGGAAGATAAAGAGTAATTATGGCATTATCTGGAAGTAAAAATTTTGAATTAGACGTAGCTGAGTACGTTGAAGAAGCATTTGAAAGGTGTGGTGTAGAGTTACGAACAGGCTACGATTTAAAAACTGCTCGCAGAAGTCTTAATCTTATGTTAGCTGAATGGGCAAATAGAGGTTTAAATCAATGGACCATATCAGAAAAAACCGTTGCTATGGTTAAAGATACAAGCACTTACAATATTGATAGTACCAACGCTACTGCGCCTATAGATGTTTTAGATGTTTTTGTTCGTGAAACAATTAATTCAGAAAATACAGATTTGCCAATGACTAGGTTAAGTAGAGCAGAATATTCACATATTACAAATAAGACTTCTACTGGAAAACCAAATCAATTTTTTATAAATAAACAAACTACGCCTACCATATCTGTTTGGCCAGCACCAGATAAGTCAAGCACTTATACAATTTATATGAATGTCTTGACAAGAATGGATGATGCTGATGCTGGTGCTAACACTTTAGATCTTCCATTTAGATTTTACCCATGTCTGGCTGCTGGTCTTGCTTATTACATTTCATTGAAAAAAGCACCAGAAAGAACTGGCATGTTAAAGGCAATGTATGAAGAAGAGTTTGAAAGAGCTATGTCACAAGATGAAGATAGAGGATCTTTTAAGGTATCACCAGATTTAAGGAGTTACGATAACGCATAATGGCTTTTGCATCAGGAAAACACGCTTACGGAATCTGTGATATAACAGGTTTTCGTTACAAGTTAAAAGAAATGAAAAAAACATGGGATGGACTTTTGGTTGGGCCAGATCAATGGAGTCCAAAACATCCACAATTAATGCCTAGACCTGCACCTTTAGATCCGCAAGCTATAAGAAACGCTAGACCTGAAAAACAGGACGACAACAATAGTTTTGTGGTTTACACTAATGTGGGTGCTGGCAAATTAGGTAAACTATTAGATACTTTTTCTGTTAGTGCAGAAGTTGGGGAGGTAACGGTAACAACATGAGCTTTACTTATGCTACACTTAAAACTGCGGTCCAAGACTATTTAGAAGTTTCTGAATCAACTTTTACTACACAATTATCTACATTCATTAAAGAAGCTGAGGATCGCATCTTTTCTTTTGTCCAACTTCCAGAGCAAAGAAAAAATGTTCAAGGTACACTTACCTCAAGTAATCGGTTTTTAGCAACACCAACAGATTTTTATGCGCCTATGAGTTTAGCTATTATAGATAGCAACACATACGAGTATTTAGATTTTAAACATCCATCCTTTATAAAAGAGTATTCACCAGGCACAACTACAGGAAAGCCTAAGTATTATTCTTTATTTGATGATGCTGCATTTGAAATTTCTCCTTTGCCTGACTCAAATTACACAGTAGAATTACATTATTTAAACAAACCAGCTTCTTTAACAAGCGGTAGTGACAGTGGCACAACATTTTTGTCTTCGGATTATCCAGACGCATTGTTGTATGGCACCTTAGTAGAAGGTGCAATTTTCTTAAAAGAACCTGCTGATGTCGTTGCTCAGTTAGAAGCACGATTCAAGGAGGCAGTAGCAAGAATGAAAAATGTTTCAGAAGGTCGTGGCACTCGCGACGAATACAGATACGATTCAGTACGCACTGGCGTAAGCTAGTGGATCGCATAGAATCTTTAGAAGGCAAGAAAGTTGCCATCGTTGGTCTTGGCATATCACAAGTAGATTTTGCCATAGGATTACAAAATGGTCGGACTTGGGATGAAGTTTGGTGCATAAACTCAGCAGCAGCAACATACCCATGCGACAGAATATTTATGTTAGATCCTGCAAGTCGTTTTTTCGATACACAAGATGCAGGCAAACAAACTTCGGTTATGTGCCGTGTGTTAAGTGAAACTGAAACACCAGTTTATACTTGTGAGTTAGATCCTAGAATAAAAAACCCTGTTATGTACCCTATAGAAGAGGTTTGTAATGATACAAAGTGTGCATATCTTAATAACACAGTTGCTTATGCTATAGCTTTTGCTTTATGGAATAAAGTCGATCGTTTAGATCTATTTGGTATAGATTTCTCTTACAAAGAAAACATGCACTTTGCTGAGGCAGGCAGAGCTTGTGTTGAGTTTTGGATAAGCAAATGTATGAGTGCAGATATACTCATAGGCATCAGTGGCAGATCAACTGTGCTTGATTCAAATGTGCCAGCCACAGAAAAACTTTATGGTTTTCATAGATTAGATAAACCTTTAGTTGCTGTGCCACATGAAGGTAAATTTTTTATTGGTCCATACGATGAAATTAATAACCAGCTAGAACAGCTAGGTTTAAAAATAAACGAGGATGTAGTTCCGCCAGAACCATATAAAGGATGAGTGTAGAAGGAGATTTTTTATTAGGTAAGGTAAATGTGCATGCTACGCAGAATAAAGGACATGATCCTGAATTTTGGGCAGAACAAGCTACTAAAAAAATATGCGGTATTTCAGACAATGCTCCTGAACATGTAAAACAACAAGCACTAGCTTTTCAAAAGCAAGTTTATGATGTAATCTTATATACTATAAGAAATGCAATTAAGTCAAAAAAAACGACTTATGCAAATTTATTAGAAAAACAGGGCCACCGTGACATGGCTGAAATAATTAAGGAGCTATAATGGCAATAACATCAGCAATATGTACAAGTTTCAAACAAGAGCTTTTAGTTGGAACACATAACTTTACTGCAACTAGCGGTAATTCTTTTAAGTTAGCCTTGTACACTTCATCTGCTACATTGGGTGCAGGCACAACAGCTTATGTCACTACAGGGCAGGCTACAGGCACCAACTATACAGCTGGTGGCAGTGCATTAACGAGCGTAACACCAACAACATCAAGTACCACAGCAGTCTGTGATTTTGCAGATTTAACTTTTAGTAATGCAACGGTAACAGCAAGAGGTTGCTTAATTTATAACGACACACAATCAGATAAAGCAGTGTGTGCAATAGATTTTGGCGGCGATAAAACTTCAACCGCTGGAGATTTTACAATAGTATTTCCAAGCGTTACAGCTACAGGAGCCATAATCAGATTGGCTTAACATAGCTGTGTATATGTTAGAATCTAATAATGCCTCTAACAAAATTAAATTTTAAACCTGGAATAAACAAAGAAGAAACCGACTATTCTAATGAAGGTGGTTGGGTAGACGGCGATAAAATTAGATTCCGAAAAGGTCGTGTTGAAAAAATAGGTGGCTGGGAAAAACTTACAAGTTCAAATACGGTAGGCTCTGCTAGAGCTTTACATTCTTGGATTTCATTAGGCGGTAGAAAATATTTAGGTGTTGGAACCACTAATAAATATTACATTGAAGAAGGTGGCACCTACAATGATGTTACACCGATAAGAACAACAACAACTAATGCTGCTACATTTGCAGCTACCAACGGTTCATCAACTATTACAGTTACAGATTCAAGTCACGGTGCTGTAAGTGGTGACTTTGTTACTTTTTCAAGTGCAGTGTCTTTGGGCGGTACTGTAATTGCCGCAGTGTTAAATCAAGAATATCAAATTAGTCTAGTTACAGGCACAAACACTTACGAAATTACAGCTAAAGATACAGACGGAGACACAGTTACAGCAAACTCTAGTGATTCTGGTAATGGTGGTTCTGCTACTGATGCTGCATATCAAATAAATTCAGGTCTTGATGTTTATGTACAATCTACAGGTTGGGGTGTAGGAACCTGGGGTGCTGGCTCTTGGGGTGCTGCAACTACATTATCAGATACTAATAATCTTAGATTATGGACACACGATAACTATGGTGAAAATTTAATGCTTAATCCTAGAAACGGTGGCATTTATCGTTGGGAAGAAAACAACGGTTTATCTACTCGTGCCTTAGAGCTATCTAGTATTTCAGGAGCAAATAAAGTACCAACTAAGGCATTACAAATAATTACCTCAGAAACAGACAGGCACTTGATAGTATTGGGAGCAGATCCTTTGAGCAGTGGCTCCCGTACAGGAACCATAGATCCTATGTTGGTTGCTTTTAGTGACCAAGAAAATGAATTAGAGTTTGAGCCGAAATCTACAAATACTGCTGGTTCCTTACGTATATCGTCAGGCTCAACTATTGTTGGAGGCTTAAAAGCTAGACAAGAAATTTTAATTTGGACAGATACATCCTTGTATTCTATGAATTTTATTGGGCCACCATTAACCTTTGCTATCAATTTAATTAATGAAGGTGCTGGTTTAATAGGACCTAAAGCAGCTACTAATTCACCACAAGGTGTGTTTTTTATGTCCAAAAAAGGTTTTTATTATTACAACGGTTCCGTTAGAAAACTACCTTGTTCAGTACAAGATTATGTATTTTCAGATCTTGATGAATCACAAGCATACAAATGTTTTGCAGGTTTAAACGAAGAATTTTCAGAGGTTTGGTTTTTTTATCCGTCAGTTGAAGATAATGAAACTGAAATATCTCGATATGTAATTTACAACTACGAAGAAAACTCTTGGAGTATAGGTAAACTAGAACGTTATAGTTGGTTAGCAGCTGGTGTATTAGATAAACCATTAGCAGCAGGCGAAGCCTCTTCTACTAAATATATCTATGAGCATGAAAAAGGTTTCAATAATGATGAAAGCGCAATGGATGGAGTTTTTATAGAATCAGCTGATATAGATATTGGTGATGGTGAAAACTTTGTTTTTTTGAAAAAAATTCTACCAGATTTGTTGTTTGTTAATGATCCAGGCACAAGCCAAGATCCGTGCATTAATGTTTTAGTAAAAAGAAGAGACTTTGCAAATCAGTCTTTATCTACTGATTCAACCACTCAAATAAAATCTGATAGCACTTATGCGTCTTTACGTTCAAGAGCTAGACAATTTATCTTACGTTTTGAGTCAGATGATGATGCTTCTGAGGTTAATAGAAAAAATTACAAATGGCGGTTAGGTAATACTCGTGTAGAAATACAACCTTCTGGGAGAAGATAATTGAGCAAATTATTGCCTACGCGTTTGCCTAATGCAGATGGCGAATATGTAAGTGCAGATCTTTTTAATCGTTTAGTGCGAATATTAGAAATTAACCTAGGTGCAGCCGATCCAGACCTTGTAAAAAGTTACAACTCTACAGAGCTTTCTGAAATGCAATTTGCAACAGGAACGATTATATTTAACTCTACAACGGAAGTTCATCAAGCGTTTGATGGCACAGAGCTAAGAAACCTTTATGAACACCAAACTTATCCTAGNGGTTTAGGTGCTACTATAAGTATAGGNAGTGTAACAGTAACAACGAGTTAAACATGGCTATAAGTGAAAAAATACAAAAAAGAATAAATAGACTTACAGGGGGAGCTTCTTTACCAGCCGCAATGCCAAGCGGTGCTGGAGCTTTAGTAGGAATGGCAAGCACTCCTAAAACATTTGTAGAAAGCATCCCTGATGGTTCTGTTTATCTTACAACACAAGATGGTAAAGACTACTACGTTAGACCAGGTGGAAATCCAAATAATCCAGATGATATAAGGGTAGCTGCAATGTCAGACGCTTTTAGATCTTCAAAAGCACTTAATCCCGACAGTGAAAAAATTAGTGACCTTTCAGCTCCTATAGTTGAAAACTTAGCTTCTTCTGATATGGCAAAATTCGTAACGGAGCTTCAAAACCAAATGCCTAGTTTTGGTAAAGG